CCCGCGCACGTTTTTCCACAGAAATAGGGGTATATTGCGATAGCATAAAAAACAAAAAATAGGTAGGTTGGTTAAGGTTGGGAAAATGGGTATGGAACCCTATATGAAAAAGGTGTTTTTATGTCAGCCAACAAGGGCAGACCGCGAAAGCCAACGGCGCTCAAGGTGCTGCACGGCGACTTCGACAAGAATCCGAAACGGAAAAATAAATCAGAGCCAACGCCAGATCCTGCAATCCCGGAATGTCCATCGTGGCTCGGTGAGCATGCGAAAGCAGAATGGGGGCGGATCACCAAAGAGGTCGGTGACCTGAAAGTCCTTTCTCTCGGGGAGCGAGGTGCGCTTGAACAGTACTGCGACACTTATGGAAAGTGGCGAGAATGCAACGAGACAATTAAGAGCGACGGTCAGTGGTATTCCACTAATCATGGGCTGGCGGAACATCCAGCCGCCAAGGCGCATCGTGTTTACGCTGGCATGTGCCAGAAATTATTGTGCGAGTTCGGCCTAACTCCGTCATCACGATCGCGTCTCGCAATTACAAGGGAACCAGAAGTTGACGAAACCGAAAAACGCTTCTTCGGCTGAGTTGAGTCGGTGGAGATACGACGAAGAAGAAGCGTCACGCGCAGTCGATTTTTTCTCCGAGTACCTGACTCACGTTAAGGGAATGGACGGATCGTTTGATCTTCAGGACTGGCAGAAACATATCGTCAGTACTTTGTTTGGGTGGAAAGATCGAGTCACTGGTTTTCGGAGATACCGATACTGTTATTGCGAGGTGCCTCGAAAGAATGGAAAAACCACTTTAGCTGCTGGCATCATGCTGTACATGCTGCTGGTTGATAAGGAACGCGGCCCTGAAGTTTACTCCGCTGCCACCACCAGAGATCAGGCTGGTATCGTCTATGAAATCTCGTCAAAAATGGTTAATGCCGATCCTCGGCTTAAGGCGAGATGCAAACCAATCGACAGCCGGAAGCGCATTATCGCTGGCACAGGCTATTACCAAGCATGTAGTAGTGAAGCGGGTCCAATTCACGGAACGAATCCCCACTGCGTTATCTTCGATGAGTTGCATGAGCAGCCAAATCGAGATCTGTGGGAGGCGTTTCAGACTGGATTCGGTGCGCGGAACCAACCATTATTTTTCAGTATCACGACCGCAGGTTACGACCGGAGTAGTATTTGTTGGGAACAGCACCAGTATGCGAAAGCTGTTTTAGCTAATCCGGAACTTGATGAGCGTTTTCTGCCAGTGTTATACGGCGCGGATGAATCAGACGACTGGACTAATGAGAAAACTTGGGAGAAAGCTAACCCATGTTTAGATGTTTCTCTTAAGAGAGACTTTCTAAGAAGTGAGTGCGCTAAGGCTCAAGAGATTCCTGCTTTAGAGAACGGGTTCAGGAGATTACACCTGAATCAATGGACTGAGCAGTTGAGCCGAATTATCCCTATGTTCAAGTGGGACGAATGCAGGCGTTCGTATAAGCCAGAAGATTATCGTGGGCGCAGTTGCTATGGAGGGCTCGACCTTGCTTCGACACGCGATGCTGTGGCGTTTGTTTTGGTGTTTCCGGAAGACGATGGCAGCATTACTGTTTTACCTTGGTTTTGGATGCCGAGAGAGAATGTCGATCAGCGAGCAGGTCAAGACAAGAGGCAGCTTAGAAATTATGCTGAACGGGGCGACATAGAGCTGACTGACGGGAACGAGATCGATGTTATTTATCTAGCAGATCGGATCATGGAGATATGTCAGGACTATGACGTGCAGCACATTGGATTTGACCCGTGGAACTCGACAGGTGTGATCCAGCTCATGCAGAATAAAAACCTGCAAGGAGAGGTGCTGGAAAAGATGCCGCAGAGCTATGCGACATACAATGAGCCGTTCAAAAAGTTGTTATCGTTGCTTGGCAGTGGCAAGTTTCGGCATGATGGCAATACCGTCCTCCGATGGATGGCTGGAAACGTGGCCCATAAACAAGATCCAAACGGAAATATTCGCCCCGATAAGGGAAAGTCCGCTGACAAAATAGACGGAATTTGTGCTATGCTCATGGCTATGGCCTTGTTAGCACATTATGGATCCAATACCAGTGCATATTCGACAGCCGGTTCTGGTGTTATCTTGTTCTAAGGAACGGCAATGGTCTACGGTGTAACTGAATTTGTCGTTAATGCTGTTCCCGTTGTGGCAAATGCGATAGCAGAGCCTGGCTGGCGCACGATGTACGGGCATGGAACGAAGTCGTCATCCGGTATTGAGGTGACGGAATCTTCAGCGATGGGATACGCCCCGTTCTGGAGAGCGGTAAACCTGATTGCGGCTGATGTTGCTGGTATGCCGTGCGACATCTTCAAGCGGCAAAAAGACGGCGGAAAGAAGTATGCGGAAGACCATCCAGCAGCGGTGCTGTTGAGGGATCGCCCTGCTCGATGGTGGTCAGCAAGGACAATGATCGAGACTGCCACGTATCACGCGAACGTGTATGGCAATGCTTATCTGCCAATCGTCCGCGATATGTCAGGAACGCCGATGGAGATTGGGCTGGCCGATCCCTGCGGAATGATCATCAAGATCATGGACGATGGCACAAAATGGTATTGCTGGTGGGTCAACGGAAAGCCGGTCAGAGTGCAAGACCGAGACATGATCCATATCATGGGTATGTCACGAGACGGGATCATGGGACTGTGCCAGCTTGACCTGTTCCGTAACGCTCTGGGCGTCGGCATGGCGGCTCAGGAGTTTGGCGGTCGACTGTTTTCTCAGGGAGCCAACATGAGCGGCCTGCTGATGGTTCCCGGCAGTTTCAGCGAAGAGAAGATTCGCAATACGATGGCAGCGTGGAACTCAATGCAGACCGGCCTGAACAACGCACACAAGGTTGCACTGCTTCAGGACGGAGTTAAGTTTCAACCAATGAGCATCGACCCTGATAAAGCTCAGTTCCTTGGGACTCGGGAGTTTGAAGTCAGGCAGACTGTCAGCAACATCACAGGCGTGCCTCCACACATGCTCGGTGATGCCACCAGAACGTCTCACAACAGCCTTGAAAGCGAATCGCAGACATATCTATCCCGATGCTTGAACCCGTGGCTAAAGCGATGGGAGTCGGAACTGCGGGCAAAGCTAATGACGGAGAAAGAGCGAATGAAAGATTCGCACGTCATCGAGTTCAACCGTGAGGCTGAAGTTCAGATGGAAGGCGAGAAGAAAACTAATATGCTGTACCGCCAGATCGAGTGCGGCATGCTAACGAGAAACGAAGCTCGAAGCTTGATGAATATGCCGAAGATCAGTGATGAGGAGCAGGGCGGAGACGACTATTACCATCCAGCAAACTGGCTTGTGGCTGGCGAGGAGCCAGATACTGACGAGCCAACGGGAGTAGACCCAATGGCAGACCCAGAGGATCCAGCAGAAGATCCCGCCGAGCCAATGACAGATAAGTCAAGAACCATGCTAAAGGCGATGATCACTTCCAGTGTAACATCAGCGATTAAACTGGAGTCAGCGAAGATGATTCAGCGGGCTGGAATACAGGCTGATAAGTTTCCTGCTGCTGTCATTGAGTTTTATCAGACATGGACAGAAAATACAGTACCCGGACTAAGTGATTCAGCCTGCCGTGTTGCTGTTATTTCGCACGCAGAGGCTTCTAAGAAGCTATTGATGGACGTTCATTCCGTATCAACCTCCGACAGCCTGAAGGCTAACGTCAGTGACGTTGTCGCATCGTGGGATTCACGGGCCGAAAATTTGATTAGTTCACTCATGAAAGCGGTGGAATAATGCGTAAAATCATCAATTTAAACTGCCCTGAACACGTCATAAATAGCGTAAAAGACGAGAATTTCAGGGTGATTTACAGTGAAACGCCGCAAGGACTAGAGATTTTTCTGACTGGAATCGTAGGTGATGAATATACCCAGTCGGATAGTGCTTCGATCAGTAAAGTGCTGAGTGCAAACCGAGGCAAGCCAGTCACAATGAGAGTCAACTCCCCTGGCGGGCTAGCATTCGACGGGTTAGCGATCCATAACGCACTTGCGGCTCACGATGGACCAACGACGGGCATCATCGAGAGCTTAGCGGCCAGCGCAGCCAGTCTTGCTGTTCTTGGATGCGACACTGTCAAGATGTACTCGAACGCCACGTACCATATCCACGAAGGACTGTCGTTCGCGTATGGTCACATTGCCGAGTTGCAGGACTCCATCGAGTGGCTGCAGTCATTTAACGCC